GGGGAAGAAGATGATACAATGTCTTACTTCCAGAAGTTAGCAAACGAGTAATTCCGTAACGGTATTTTTATACCATTTTAAAATACTACTAAATAGTTAGTAGAAGAGGGAGGGCAGAAAGTCAATTTTCTGTTCTCCTTTTTGTGTCATATTATTGTTTATGTCAAAAGATTGAATGAACATAAATAATATTGAGGAGATGACTATGGCTAAACTAAGTGATAATACCGAAGTAGCACTACCATTAAGAAATATCCTTTCAATGATTGCTGGTGCTTCTGTTGCCACATGGGCTTACTTTGGTATTGTTGAGCGACTAAATCAAATAGAAACTCAACAACATATGCAACAAAATGATGTTACTATGAATACAGAATTTCGTATTAAATGGCCGAGAGGAGAGATGGGCTCTCTTCCAGCAGATAGCGAACAGTTCATGTTGATTGAACATATTGCGGGCGAACTTGAAAAACTAACTACAGAAATTGAAACTGGTCAAGCACCGTTTGACCAACAACAAAAATTGACTATGGAATTTTACGAGAAAAGAATTAACCAGTTGGAAGAAGCAATTGAGAAAATCAAAGACTCCCAACTCGAATTAAAGAACGGACACTGATATGATAGAGATGGTATGTATCACTCTTTTGTTATATGTTAATGGTGAGGTGGCTTCCCACGTTGGATACCACAAAATGGTAGATTGTTTGAGAGAAAAAAGAACAGCAGAAAAAACGCACGAAGGAACTGAACCTTACAGATATACTTGTCAAAAGAGACTAGTAGAAGTAGGTAAGGATGCAGATGGTAATGACTATATTGTTCGTTTGTTAGACACAGATGAAGAACCACAAGTGAAATCTAAAAGCGTTACAGAAAGTCTTGGGGGATAAGTCATGGTTATAGAGGGAGCAATCGTATTGTTGATGTTCTTTGGTAGTCCAATGGAACTTAAAGAATACACAGTGAGAGATGGTTTAAGTGAATGTCTTAAAGCGAAACGCACAATTGAACGTAACATTAAAGGGCCTACACAAAACGAATATGCTGGTTCAATGCGACTTGCGTGTAAAAAACTAGACGTTGAGGTCAACGACATCAATAGTATAGTTAGGTTTATAGATGTTGCACCATCTGAACTAAAACCATTTAATTAAAACTACATTGCAGAAATGGCTTCTCTCATCAACGGATCAAGTGGAACGATGGGAGAGCTTTGAATATTATTTTGATTATTGTTAACAGTTGGTGCTGACATGAACACTGGCCCTTGAGCAAATCTTGAACCACTACCTTCAAGTTTAGCTCCTTGCGTAGCTCTTCTAAACTCTAATTTGCTATAAACTCCATCACCATCCGTGTCGTATGATGGATTAACTCTCATTTGATCTTTTACTCTTAGGTAGTCACCATAAGTTTTGACATTTGCCAAATTCATGGGTTTAGCGGTGCCTGAGGGTTTTACCTCTGCCTTTGCAACTTTACCACCATTGGCCAAAATTAGTTTTTTAGCATCATCAACACTTATACCTAGATCATCAGCTAACAGTCCAGCATCAATAGCTATAGATGCTGCAGTGCCTGGGCCAGGAAACACTCCAGCAACACCACTGGCAAATTCTAAAAATGCTTTACTATATTCGCCACCCATAGCTCTTTGAATTGCAAATCCAGTTCCTGCAAAAACACTAAGAAGTGGTATTTTTTTAGCAAGAGATTTCCACAATCCTTTTTTTAATGTTGCTTGTGTTGTTGCTTTAGCGGCAGTTGTTGAGGTAGCAGCTGCTACCTTTGGATTGAATGCAAATTCACCAGTTCCGCTTAGTGCAGCTCTTTGTGTAGAACTCAATTTAGGTGCTGGTGCTGGTGCTGATGCCTTTACTTTTGGTTTTAATGCAAATTCACCAGTGCCACGAAGAGCATCTAATTGTTTTTTATTAAGTTTTTTAGTGGGAACAACAGACTCAACAACCTTTGCACCTATCTTTGCAACATCGTCTAAAGATTTGGCTACAACACTTGCAGCCTTGGCAGTTGCCTTAGATGCAACTTTAGCAATACTACTACCAAAGTCTGATAAAACACCAAACAAAGATTTAAATGCATTACCTATACCTTTTGCAGTATTGCTAAATACACCACTTGCTTTTGACAAATCAAGTTGAGTTGCCATAGCTGCACCAGCACCTATTATTAAACCTACAAGACCTCTTTTACCAAAAAATCTAAATAGTCTACCAAACCTACCAGCGATACCACCTAAACCTTTTCTAAACACACCAGTTTTTTTAGATGTCTTAACTTTACCGTCCATTGCAATACCAGTGTCAGCTAAAGAAGTATTAAATCCCCCCATAGCTCTAAATAATGCCCCAAATCCACCTCTAGTTAGTCTTAATGCACCACCAAATAATTTTTTACCTACCCAAACGGCTGAACCAAAAAACATTTTAGGTGCTAGTAATACTAATAATCCTGTAACTGGATTAATAAATGCATCAAGGAGAACACCCATGGCCTTTGGTATTCCAGCGATAGCAGATTTTAAAGTTAGTTCACCATTTTCATCAAGAAATGACTCTTTAAGAGATGTTGTAAAACCTAAAAATTTATCTTTTAACATCTGCATAATATTGCTTAATCCTGCAACTGCACTAAATGTTGTTTTACCTGTATCTGGATCAGTTACAAAAAATCCACTGGCTATTGATTTTAATGTATCATATAAAGATTGTAAACCGTCAGCAATAATTGGAAGATATTTATCTTGTAGTTCTTTGAATGTTGGACTTTGAAGAAACTTAACCATACCACCTAGAAATAAAAGAAAAGCTCCAGCCTTTAGTGCAGTAAATATTCCAGCAATACCGCCTTGAACTTTTTGTTTTAGAGATTGACCAATACTAGACAAACCTTTAGCAAAACTTGAATCTTTTCCTAAAAATTTTCCAAAGGTATCTTTTAGGTAAGTGTTTTGTTCATCTTGTTTTTCTTTATTTGCAGCACTGTTTGGATTTTGTTGTGCAAGTAGGTTTGCTTGTCTAGTTTCCCAAGCCTTTCTTCCGCCTTCTATGCGTGATTCACTTTTTTCACGTTTTTCTATTTCATTGACTGAAGTTTCCTCATTAGTTGTAACTAAATTACGAATAGCATCAGTTGTTCTTTTCTGCTCTTCAATTAACATTCTAAATGTTTTGTCTTCAGCCATAACGGTTACCTATTATCTTTTACTTGTATTGAACTATTCTTTTTCTGGGCTATGGCTTCTTTACCATAGAATGCAGCAACGATTGCAGCAACAGAAACAAAATAGACTGCAGCCATATCACCAAGAATACTTGCAGCCTTATCTAAACCAAACCAGACTGCTATCACAACTGCAAATGGGTATAGTAACATACCACTAAGAGCAAACCATGCCATATTTCGTTGTGCATCTTGCTTTTTATCTTCATTTTCCATATCGGACTTCAAATCTTCAAGTTCAATCATACGTCTTTCCATATCTAATTCCTCATCAGAGACTATACCATCCCCATCTAAATCATATTTTTCCCATGCCGAACCTTTTTGTAGTTTCTTTTGTGCAGCCATATTCGTGCCTCCCTAATTTTTATCTTCTCTTTCTATTCTTTCATTTTCTTCACGAATATAATTCTCTAATAATCCTAAATAAATTTCCCTTTCATACGGTAACATATTTTCTAACTCTGTTAAACTATATTTATGATGTTGCATCATTGCAAAATTAGTTTTATAGTAATTATATAAGTTATCGTGTGAAAGGCCTACGCTAAAAAACTATCGAGGCCCTCCAACATAACCTCACCCTTCTTTTTTGTTTTTGGATTAGTAACAGTTATTGCATGACGTAATTTTGGCATGGTGTTAAAAAATTCCATAACACTTTCAAACTGTCGTGTGTCCATAGTTTCAATAAAATCATTTAATTCTTTATCTGACATATCCACTCTGTTGTGAACGGTATCTCCATCGTGTATTTCAAATATGCATTTAGATATTAAACCAAATGAACCACTCATTCCATCTGAAAAATTTACACCTTTCATATCTGTCATTTGTGGATACTTCATAATCATTTTAATATTATCTGTTAGTTCTACCACATTAGTGTGGTTTGCAGTCATATGAACAGATATATCATCTAACTTTATAGTAGTATCAACATATGTTTTATCATCATCTGGACATTTAACTTTTATAGTAGCAGTCTCACCCACAGACTTAACTCTGAGTTGTAAGAATACATATTCAATATCAAATATTGGTAGTTTTCGTGCTTCTAAGCCATCTGTGCAAGAATCAATTGTATTCATAACGGCATCAGCGATTTCAGTTTCATTCTCGCTTTCTTGTGCCATCATTAATAGTTTTTGTTCTTTAATGAGGAATGGTCTAAATTTAACTTTCTCACCAGTTGATGGGAGCTCCAACGTATGCTGTTGGGTATTTAGTTTTGGTAGTGCCATAATTTTTCATCCTTTAAAATAATTTACGCAACACACTTGGAATATTATTAAAAATATTTTTACTTACTGTGTTGATTGCAATTTCAGCTAACCTGTCTTCTAGGGGTCTGGGCATATTACGTTCATCTGCCAAAGATAACCAATATCTATATGCCCATGTTACATTAACTCTTTGCAAATCTCCTGCACCTTGAGTTACTGCCATTTGATCTACTGTTTTTGGAAAACACTCTAAAAGTTTTATTCCATATCGTCTTTGGTCTTTTTCATCTAATTGGTAAAGTCTTATTTCACCAATATAATCATAATAATATCCTATGGAAAAGTCTTGAGGGTTGTATGCAAGTCTTTGCCATGTGTCAAAAAATTGTTTTTCTTTTTGGTCTGAGGAAAGTCTAAACGTAGAAGAAATATCTCCAAAAGAATAACCATTCACTATTTCTCTTTCAGGCCCATACACATTTGAATCTGGTTGACTATCTAAGTTACGGCCAGGAAATGAGAATGCCTCACACATTAAAGCAGCTTTCTGAACAACTCCTTCTCCAGTATTTTGTGACATAATAGGAGCAAAGATATTGCCAGTTGAATTATTTCCACGATTCCCTGTTGGTGGTGTGATAATTATTTCCCAACGATTTGTTTTTGCAAAACCATCTGTTGAGTGAAATTCAGCTAACATCTCATCTAAAAACTGAAATGCTGTTGTTTCTAAAATTGATTGCAATTGAAACGCCATTATATCATCTTCCTACTATCTTTATAAACGTCCTGTTGAGTACCGTTTTTCCATCTTGCAATAGGAAGAAGTGCTGCAACTGTAAACTCATCTGCATCAACTCTACGAAATCTTGTTTTAACTCTTCCTGCCAAATATCTTTTAAGGGTTGGTTTGATTTCTTTTATATTTTTAAGTTTTGAGTAGTCTGCATCAATAACTGTACTTTCATCAAACTTAGTGTTATTACTAAAATCTACTATACGATCCAACAACTTCAATCTTAACGCCATCGGTAGGTAGTGAAAGTTAACACCTAAAAATCCATCTGGATATCTTTCTATTGGTAACACTAAAGGAAATGTATCATAGTATGGTAATGTCTTTCTACCTTTAGGGTCGTAGAAAAACATATTTAGTCTACCATAATGTGGTGTTCTTGCTTGTTTACCATCACGAATTAAATCCATAGCGCCAGGCTGACCAAATTCTTTGATCTTATCACGATACCACTGAGTAGATTTTGGTCTACCACCAGCTGATTTTACTACGCTTTGTATAAATTTACTTTTTGCCATATTACTATTTATACTTTGGATTCAAGTGATCTTCAGTTAAAACTTTAAATTCCATACCATGATCTAAACAAAACTCAACAGCATACTTCCATTTAGCTTGATTTATAGTATATGTTTTAACTTCATTAAACCATTTTTTAGTTTTTCTTTTTGGATTTGCTGATGGGGGTTTACATTGATATTTTGGTTTCACCTCAATAATAAATCTTTTCCATTTACCACTTACTTGCTGAACCTTCATGTAAAAATCTGGATAATATCTATGAACTTTATTATCCCACGGCGAGTGATAGGGTATAATAATTTCTTCACTACCCCACTCTAAAACTTTATCATTCATGTCACAATAAACCATAAGTTTACGTTCCCACAAAGAACGATAAATTATCTTAGAGGAGTCACCAACATACTTCTTTGGATTTTTTGGTTTATATTTTCCGCTGTACGCCATATACTTATCTTATAAATAGTTTAAACTGTTATACAGGATTATTTATATATGGCATTTAATAACTTTCTAGAAGGTGTAGCTTCACAATTAATCAATACAGGATTAAGAAAAGTAGCAGGTAATTTGCCTGGCTT